CGACCAGTACGGCCACATGAAAGGTGACTGCGAGATCGTGGCCCGCGGAGCCCTGAGCGTGCTGGTGAAGGAACAGACCCAAATGCGTCGGCAGGAGTTTCTGAACTCGACCAACAACCCGCTGGATGCCGAGATCATCCGCAAGTCCGGCCGCGCCGCAGTCCTCCGTGAGATCGCCAAAGACCTCGACCTCGACGTGGACAAGATCATCCCGTCCGAGACAGAATTGCTCCAAATGGAACGCCAAGACGCCATGAACAACCAACTCGCCGCTGAAAGTGCGGTGCCAGGAGAACAACCAGATGTCGTCCGTTGACCGCAAAGTAGCCAGGATCAAGCAGAAGCAGGCCGGTCAGATTTTCAAACGTGCCATGGAGGACGGTATTCGTCAGCAAGCTCTCTTCTACCAGTGTCTCAATCTCATGCCGCTGTGGAAGCGCATCAGGATGGCGTTCCAACTTATCGCGGGAAAGGTGAAGCTGAATGAAGACGCTCGACCAGAGTCAGTATGAGGCCCTTGCCAGGCTTCAGCACGACAGAGACTTTACCAGGGTAATCGAGTGGGTCAACGAGTCGATCCAGGAAGAGGTCACTCGAATGCTTGGCTCCCGCGGAGAAGACCGCGAAGAAGCCGCCGGCGGCATCATCCAACTCAGAGAGTTTGTAAAGCAGGCCCAGGAGGCCAACGTGTACGCCTCCGCAATGGCGAAAACGAATCTATCGGCCGGCGGAATACCCTGACAAGGGGCTCCCCGGGAACAGTAGGAAACCGCGAACACCCGCAAGGGCTCGCAAAACCAGAAGGTAGGCAGAAGATGCCAGCAGAGAATACAGTCCCGACCAACGTGCAGAAGCAACTCGACGACGCAAAGGCCCAGGCCGAAGCGGTGAAAGCCGCCAAAGCTGAAGCCGCCGCCGACGACGACGCACAGGAGACCACCGCTGACAAGCCGCAAGTGGAAGACCCGGGGAATACCTCTACGGAGGCTCCTGAAGCAGCACTTGCAGAGCAGGACAATACGGAACTGGTAGCCAGCACGGTTGATGAGAAGGAGAAGCTCCAGCACGCCCTGGATGTCCTGAAAGGGAAGTACACGGCGGAAGTACCCAGGCTCGCCGGCGAACTTCGCAAGAAGGAAGCCACGATCCGCGGCCTCGAATCCAGGCTCAAGTCTCTCGAAGAGGGAGTCCGCGCCCCCGCCGACCCAGACCGATTCGGTTTGACCGATGAGGAAAAGGAACTCGGTGAGGACGTTGTCAGCGTGGCAGGGAAGGTTGCGGCCCGAGAGTTGGCGCCGCTTCAGCAGGAGCTGTCCCGGATCAAGCGTAAGGAGTTCCTCGGAACCCTCGCCGCCGAAGTCCCGGACTTCGCCGCCATCAACGAGTCAGACGACTTCGCTGTTTTCGCAAGCAGGATCGACCCGATCGCCGGGGTCTCGTATGACGAGATTCTGACCAAAGCGGAAAGCGCGGCAGACGCCGCCCGTGCCGCCGCGGTCTTCCAGCGGTTCAAGGCCGAATCAGGCCAACAGGCATCGACGGCCGCCCCGGCATCGAAGCCAGCATCCAAGCCCAGTCTCGAATCGCAAGCCGTGCCATCTGCGCGGCAACCCGGTTCGGTCCCGGCAAAGAAGCTGTTCTCTATCAAGGAGATTGAGGCAACGATGACGGAAATCGCGCGGGGGGATCATCCCCCTGAGAAGGCAAAAAAACTGAGACTTGAACTGGAAACGGCAATCAAGGAGCGGAGAATTAAGGCTGCATGATGCGGCCGGCCCTTCCGTTTGCCCAAAGCCAGTGGAGGTAAGACATCATGGCACGACTCACGCTTGCCGAAGGGCATCCCGACATGTCGGGGAATTACATCCCGACCCTGTACGCCGCAGCACTCTTGGTTGAGTTCTACGCGTCGACTGTGTTTGGCGCAATCGCCAACACCAAGTACGAAGGCGAGATCAAGAAGTTCGGCGACAAGGTCGAAATCCGCACGTTGCCGGCAATCGACATCACCGACTACGTCGTAGGCGAGAAGATCACCTACCAGAAGCCGGCGCCGAGCAAGATCACGCTCGAAATCAACAAGGCCAAGAAATGGGCCATCGAGGTCAACCTGGTTGACGAGAAGCAGTCGGACATCGACTACATCAATGCGTGGGCCGTTGACGCCGCGCAGCGAATGAAGATCGCGATTGACTCGTCCATCCTGGAAGACATCTACAGCGATGTTCACGCCTCGAATACCGGCTCCGCGGCTGGCCTCGAGTCGGGCAACATCAACCTGGGTGTTTCTGGTACCCCGCTGGCGTTCACGTCGGCGCTGGCGCTGGACATCCTGGTGGATGCCGGAACCGTGTTGGACGAGCAGAACGTCCCGGACGAAGGACGCTTCGTCGTGCTGCCGGCGTGGGCCTGCGGCATGATTAAGAAATCCGACCTGCAAGACGCTTCGATCACCGGCGACGGCCGAAGCATCCTGCGGAACGGGCGTATCGGCATGATTGACCGCTTCGAGGTCTTCATGTCGAACAACGTGCTGAAGAACACCAGCGACACGGCGTGGCATGCGATCTTCGGGCAGAAGGAAGCCCTGACGTTCGCCACACAGTTGACCGCCAAGGAAACGCTGAAGAACCCGGATGACTTCGGGGATCTTCTGCGCGCCCTGCAGGTCTATGGCTACAAGGTTGTGAAACCCGAAGCCCTGGGCATGCTGTACATCGACAAGAGCTAACCTGAACCACCCCGAAGGAGCGTCCCGCGCACCGCTAGGGCACACTGAAACCACAACATGAAAGAGGTACAGACCATGAAGAAGATCAACGCATTCCTCGGTGCCACTCTGGCAATGCTGCTTGTCGCAGTGATTGCCCAGGCCGTCACCACGACGGACTACACCGGCGACGGTGGCACGACCAAGTTGTCGGCAAACTCCATGGGGCGCCTGGCCGTCCTGGAGCGAACCGTGACTTGCAGCACGGTTCCGATGGCGACATCGGACGTATACCAGTTGTTCGACGTTCCAGAGAACACGCTGGTACTGGCGGTGTCGTGGGACGTTACGACGGCCAACGGAGTGGCTGCTACGTTCGACATTGGTGACGGCAGTGACCCGGACGGGTACATTGACGGAGCCAACGCCAACGCGGTGGCTGCTGGGTGTTCCGCAATCGCGCTGACGCCTACGACATCCACAATTACCTACGACAGCAACGGAAGCGGAACAATGGCGACGACAACCGTCGTGACGGCAACGGCGTTCACGGGCTACACCGAGGGCAAGTACTACGAAACGACGGACACGATTGACCTGACGGCCAAGGCTGGACTCACCAACCTGGTGATGAAGGTCCGCGTTGTCTGTGTCCAGATCGAGAAGTAACCGGTCAGTTCCTGCTGGTACGGCCGGGGCTCGTCTTTCCCATGGGGCGAGTCCCGGCCACCCCTCAAACACCATGGGCAAAGGAACGATGATGAAGAAGAAAGTCTGCATTCGCAAGGACGGCGTCGTGTTTCCGTTCACGCCGTTGCTGGAAGCCAAGGGTTTCACAGTGGACACCGTCGAAGTCGGAGCACCGGCGAAGCCCGCTGCGCCGTCGGAAGATGACGTTGATGGAATGACCAAGGTGAAGCTGGTCGAGTACGCTGCGCGCGTGTTCAACGTCTCCCTGGCCCCCAACATGTCGAAACCCGACATGCTCGCCGAGATCGAAAGTCTGAAAGCCGAAGCTGCCAAGCCCCCGGCGTAACCCCAGGACAACGAAATGCCGACGAAGCCCATCGACAAGATCCGAGTGCATGTCGCTCCGTTCGTCACGAAGTGCCCGGTCAACATCCAAGAGCATGCCATCCGCGAGGCGTTTCGACGCTTCGCCGAAGGTTCTGAACTGTGGGCCGAGTGCGTGACCATGGCTTCCGTGGCCGATCAGGAACAGTACGACGTTGCGAACGAGCTTGATTACGACTCGTTCATACTGCGCGTCGTCAAGGTACTCATGGACGGCACGGAGGTAAACGCCGACCACTACACGATGGATCCCGATGGGCTTCTGTCCTTCATTGACGGCAACGAGCCCCAAGCGACAGGCGACGACATCGACGTGTACGTCATCCTGCTTCCGTCCGACAACTGGAAGATCATCCCGGACTTCTTCCCTGACCAGTGGGGCCGCATCATCGCGGCGGGAGCCCTCGCCGACCTGAAGTTGCGTACCGGGACACCCTATTTCGACCCAGACGGCGCCATGGTGCAACAGTCACGCTTTGATACTGGCATCGGAAACGCCAAGGGCGTAAAGGTAACGAAGCGCAAGGACGGCAACCTCAAGTTCCAACACCGGGAGTTCATCTGATGAGCATGACCATTCAGCAAGTCGTTGACCTCGCACGCGGAGACCTCGCCGATCCTTCCAAAGCGCGATGGGCTGACGCCGATCTTCTGCCCTACGCAATCGAGGCGTGCGACTCCCTAATTGACGTGCGCCAAGACCTATTGATGGACGACGGAGACCTGTTTGTCTATGTGGCACCGACTGCGCTTGGATCCACGATCCAGTCTGTCATCCCCGACACCTACAAGCCGGAACTGGCCCATTTTGTGTGCTTCAGGGCGTTTTTGAACGACGCCGAAGACGAAGGCAACGCCGCGCTTGCGGCAACCCACAAGACGCTGTTCACCAACGGCGTGCTTGGAAAGGAGTGACCATGTGCAGACGTTTCCTCCAGGCGGTTACCGTTGCGGTACTGCTCGCTTCGCAGGCATTCGCCGTCGCGCCGGCAAACACCGTTCTTTTCACAACCGACCTTGAGGACAAGGAAGTCGGTATCGACGACGTTCTCGCCGTCCGTGAATACATCCCCATCTGGATCGTAGGCATTGGGGAATCCAACCCCACCAACCTGATACTCTACATCCAGAACGACACCACGCAGACCGTGGCGCTTATCAGCGGATTTACGGCCCCCGCCGGGACGACCGACGTTGCGGCCGCAACCCTCGATCTTAACACGGATGAACTCGTTGCGGAGTTCACTGGGAAGAAAGCTCTCTATCACAAGGTGTTTGACATCGGGATATGGGACTCCGTACTCGAACGCCTACTCGTCAACGACCGGGTGTACATCCAGAACAACCCCTACGAAGACGGCATGCCGGAACCGACGGCAGTCACAAATCTCTACCTGACGGCAATCCAGACCGATGCACTCATCGCCAGCGCACTTGCGGACTACTATACCGAACCGGAAACCGACACGCTCCTGGACGAGAAGCTCTCCCTGGCCGGTAGCGACACGATGGCTGGCACGCTCAAGATGGGGACCAACGCGATCACCCAGGCGCAGTATGTTGAGTTCACTACCCGCGACGAGATTGGACCATGGACGCCGAACAGGCTGCTTGGTCTCAAATATTCGTACTGGGACGGCATGGATTGGGACAACTACCTGATTCCGAAGGACGCCAACACCGACGGGAAAATCTACGGCCGACAAAACGGAGCATGGGCTGAAGTCGTCGGCGGCACAACACCTGACGCAGCGGATGTGCCGTTCACCCCCGCCGGAAGCGTCGCGGCAACGAACGTGCAGGATGCGATAGAGGAACTGGACAGCGAGAAAGTCGGCACGACCGACGCGACCTACACACAGGCTGTCGCGCAAGCGGCGGCGGCGCTCCCCAGAAGCGGCGGCACCATGACCGGGGACATCACGATGGGGACGCAGACTGTGATTGGCCAGAGGTTCGGCGAAAGCGCCGGGACCGATGCTGTGGGTAATGACTGGGGCGCGTTCGGGTTTTTGGCCGGATCGACTACATCCGGCGACTATTGGGGAGCCTACGGGATTGGCGCGGGGCAGTGTGTTGTAGGGTCTAGCTGGGGGGCCTATGGGCTCAATGCAGGCAATCGAGCGGTGCACACAAACTCACACGCATTTGGTAACTGGGCAGGGTTTGCCGCACGTGGCAACAATCGCATGTACCTAGACGTTTACTCAGGCACGCCAAGCTACGT